CAAAATCGTACTCTAGACAGTCGTTGGTGTCTCAATTTCCGGAATCATATTTTTTAAAATTATATTGTCAAATTCGATTTTTAGAAGAAGAATCTCAATTTAAAGATTTTGAAAAAGATATTTTAAAAGATGATACGGTTGAGTTATATTCATCAAGAAATATTGTTATGGCTTTGCAGAATTTTGAAAGAATTTTAAATAAACCATTTGACTATCGTGGCTCGATGACTTATACTATTAAACAACACATAGCAAGACGTGACGCGGAGGAACCTTGATATTTCAAACGTTGGATGATAAATCGGAATGTGTCGGTATATATGTCGATGGTAAGTTACACTTTGACGATATTCCAACAAATCTAACAAAAACCTGGAAATACACAGGATCCATCATAGATCCAAACGTGGAGTATGCTTCATTGTTGTGTTCTGGTTTGTCTTTAGAAGAGGCATGTTCAGCGGATATGCTTGATGATTTCAAAAGACTCCAGCGCCGTTTTGTGGCGTATCTGAAGTCATTTCGAATCGGTAGGATCAATTTGCACGAACATTGCTTTTTTGATTTAGTTCCGAATGACTTTTTGCTGCAGTTTTGTGAAGCAAAGAATCAGATAACAAAGCACGTTTTTGAAAACTTTGAAAAACCAGTAAACTATGATCATTTGGATAAACTAGCAAAATTGTTGTACAAAATCAAATATCAAGATTTGGAAGTTAACAATAAGGACTGTAAAACGTTGTTTTATAATTCGTATGCTCGTGAAAAAATCAAAAAATTGCTCAATGGAAAACGATACATCGATTACAATCTTTTCGGCACCGTGACAGGCAGATTAACCACTGCTCCTGGTTCTTTTCCTATTCTCACGATGATGAAAGAAATGCGGAAGTTGATTAAGCCAAAGAATGACTGGTTTATTTCGCTAGATTACAATGGCGCCGAAGTGAGGACATTTCTGGCATTGTGTGGCGATTCGCAACCACAAGAGGATATTCATGATTGGAATATGAAAAATGTATTTGGTAATCGCACTCTAACAAGGGAAGAGGTGAAGACGACATTCTTTGCGTGGCTATATAATCCAGATTCGAATGACATTAAAAGCAGAGAATACGATAAAAATAAAGCACTTGACAGATGGTATGCCGATGGTAGCGTTACAACGCCATTTGGCCGTAAATTGATGGTTGGAGAGAGGAAGGCGTTAAATTATCTTGTGCAGAGCACAACTGCCGATCTGGTATTAGAAAAAGCTGTTCAAATTGATGAATTATTAACCGGTAAGAAATCATTCATTTCGCATATTGTCCATGACGAAATTGTATTGGATGTTACCGACGATGAGCGTGATTACATTGTTGATATTAAAAAGGTATTTTCAGAAAACCGATTGGGCAATTATTTAGTTAATTTGAAGGCTGGTAAGAACTATTTAGAGTTAGAAGATCTTAAACTATGATATCAATTATTGGACTAGGAAATGCGGCATCTGCTATCGCAGAGAAGTTTGCTGACACATCAAATTATAATGTATATTTAATGAATAGTAACGTACATCGCGCATCTAAGTATAAGTTTAAATTGAAGAAATACGACAAGCCAGAGGAATACGAAAAGAATATTCCGAATGTTAAAAAGTTCCTCAAAGGCATTGATAATGATGTGCAGTTTATTGTCACCGGAGCATCGTATAGTTCAAATTATGCTCTTGGGATACTTGAACAAATTAAAGATAAAAAGGTAAATGTTTTTTATATTAAACCTGACACTGAGTTGCTTACTGGTGTTCCTCGATTGATTGAAAAAGCTGTTTTTGGTATTTTACAAGAGTATGCTCGTTCTGGGCTTTTAAACTCCATTACTTTGTTTTCGAATTTAAATTTGGAAAACATACTACAAAACGTTCCAGTTAAGGATTATTATGATACCTTGAACAGTTCGATTTTTTCGACAATGCATTATTTAAATTTCTTTGAACATACAGAACCAGAAATCGGACAAGTTTCAAAGCCATCTGAGATTAATCGTATTAGATCGATTGCAATGTTGAATATGAAAACTCTTGAAGAAAAGTGGTGCTTTCCGCTTGACATCGATAGAGAGTTGTGTTATTATATGTGTATAAACGAAAAACGAATGAGAGAAGAAGGAGGACTTCACAGGAAGTTGGTGAATATTTTGAAAGAAAAGCCGAGAAATGCTTTTCGGAAAATCTCGTATGCTATATACGAGACATCACTAGAACAAGACTTTGGCTTTTGCATTAGCCACACCAATGCAATCCAAAATAACGCTTGACATGCTACGTTGAGTGTTTTATAATAAAGTAACAAGGAACGCTTGTTGCGAACTCATAAACATCAAAAAAAGGAGATAAATTATGGGAATCAATATGGAACTAATGAAAAAGAAACTCGCTGCATTGCGAGGGGAGAATACCGGCGATAACACATCTGTCTGGTTTCGCCCAGATGAAGGAGACACTGATATTCGTATCGTGCCTACTGCAGATGGCGATCCGTTGAAAGAGGTGTCTTTCCACTATAACGTTGGAGATCATCGCGGAGGTATTATGTGTCCGAAACGTAATTTTGGCGACAATTGCCCAATTTGCGAATTTGCGTCTTCATTATGGCGTGAAGGTACACAAAACAATGACGAGGAGAGTAAAAAGTTGGCTAAGTCGCTTTTTGTTCGTGCTCGTTTTTTCTCACCTGTCGTCGTTCGCGGCAGAGAGAGTGAAGGAATCAAGGTATATGGTTATGGGAAGCAAGCTTATGAATTGCTTTTGGGATACATTCTTGATCCAGAATATGGTGATGTCACAGATACCTCTGAGGGTACTGATATCACTCTTACTTACACTAAGCCTACTAAGCCCGGTGCTTACCCTCAGACAAATCTAAAAATGCGTCGTAATACATCGGCTCTGTTGGAAGATGAGCAAGCGATCCCCGCCCTCCTTGATCGTATGCCTGATTTTGACTCTCTTTTCGAGCGTCTTTCTTCCACACAGATCGACGCGATTCTCGATGAACAATTAGCTGGCGACAAAACTGCCGAAGAGCGTTCAACTGAGACTGCCAAGTATGGTCCCGCTGACGGAAAAAGCGAAGTTGACCGAGCGTTTAATGAATTAATGGCAGGAAAATAGTCTAGATTTGTTCCCACAGGGAGGCACAGGGTTATCAGGTGCCTCATATTTTTAAAACAACAGAAGGAAAGGAAGAATGGGAATTAATATTAAAGCAGACGATCTTGCGATTTCGAATACTGTGGATTTACTGAGTCGTGGGGTTAAATCTAGTAGTGTTATTCGTGAATTGTGGCAAAACGCAGCAGATGCATTAGAGAGAGGTGGCGTCTCAGAAGACTCACCAGGCACTATCATATTCAAACGTGACAAAGAATTTAAAAAAAAATTGGTGGTTGTGAATAGTAAACCAGGAGATCCTTTAACTCGTAATGTTGTTAGGGAGAGTCTTGTAGCTTTAGCAAGTTCTGGGCACAATAAAACACCTACAAGCAATAAAGAGCCTAATTTTGGAATTGGAGCGAAAATAGCTTATTTACCTCAACATAATGACGGACTTTTATATAGATGTCGTGCTGAGCAAATGTATTTTACATTTCATAAGAATCCACAAAATATTTATGGACTTAAAGAAGAAATGACGGATGATGGCACGCCGGCTTGTTTTATGGTCTGCGATGATAAAAAATTTAATTCTAAAGATTCTGAAACAGAAGTCGTTTTAATGGGCAACGCTTTTAGTGACGATACTTGGCGGGAGACGTGTGAGGCTGCTAGTCATCAAAAGCAAAAAGAAGAAAAATATCCATTTTCAGGACATACAATTGCAAATTATTTAGAGCAGCGATATTGGGATAAAACTAATCCTCATATTACTACCAGAGTTAATGTATATGACTCCGATAATAATGAGGTGCAACGACTCGATAACATCCACCGACGCCTTATTGGGACAATGAAAGAAATTAAAGAAAAACAAACAATTAATGGAACTTATGTTGCCTTTGATGGAGCTAAGGTACATTATTATGCTTTAAATTATCAAAAAGGAAAAAAGTTGCAAAATCGTTATCCAGGTGGATATCGAGGTTATATTTATGATAATGAAGTTTATATCGATAGGGATATTAGTTCTGGCTCCCGTCAGCGAATTATGCAAGAGTGCGGTATTAGTGTTTGTCATAAGCATGTGTTGATTTTAGTAGAATTACCAAATAATAAAAATTATGTAGTTAGCCCTAATAGGTGCTCTGTGACTCGTACAGATGGATCCGCTATTCCTATGTCCGATTATTCGGTAGAATTTCGTGAGAATATGCCCGAAAATCTTAAAGAATGGATGCGATCGAACTACGTTTCTGTTGATAGAGATATTGAACAAGAGGCTGCAAGGTTGTTTAAAGCCGCCGCAAATCGGCAAATTTCATCAGATGGTGGTTTGCCAACGCAATTTAATTCTAATAAAAAATCATCATCAAATACAAACAATAATAACAACACCA